CCCGAACGCCTCGAGCACGGCCGACGCCTCTTCCGCGAACTCCGTCACCTCGCCCTCGTCCAGACACCACCACCGAGCGTGAATCAGTTCGTGAAGCAAGACTTCGACGAAGTCCACGCCCACCAACTTCTCCGAGACGCGGATCGTGCCCGTCTCGTCGTTGCAGTCGCCGAGCCGGTCGGCGGGCACCTTGCAGACGCGGATCTTCCACTTCTTTTGGCCGATGTGGACCGTGGCTGATCGCTTCGCCATGCTCGCCTCCGCGGTCAATCGTGACGGTGGGGACGGTCACCCCGGCGGGGGTGTGGCTTCAGCCCGTGCCGCTTCGATGACGCGGCCGACCATGATCCGGGCCGCGGTGGCGATGAACGGCAAGCCCTTCTTCTCGGCAGCTTCCCGAAGGTGCTCGACGATCTCCTCGATGCGCCGGAAGCACTCGTCCGGCCCCCAGGCGTCCATCTGGGCCGCGTAGGAGTCGCAGCCGCAGGAGCCGTCGTCGCGGATGCCCCACCATGCCAGCGAGCGGCGCAGTTGGCAGCCGGGGCCGCAGAGCAGCGCGAACTCGTCACGGAGGCGGTCGTAATCTGCCCGGCTGATCGTGACGGTCGTCTCGTCGCTTTCAAAAGCCGCATCGACAATGGCCGAATCGTATCCCGGCTTTCGCTTGTCTGCGAATCGAGAGACAGCCGCGCGAGATAGACGGACGGGATCGATCATGGCGGGCACACGCAGGCGTCCCACGCAAATGTGGTGACCACGGTCAATCCTGCGAGCCAATCCCTGTATTCGATTTCACAATCTTCGTACAGGTAAATCGCCTCTGGGTTTGTCCATGCGGCGGCCGAATACTGCGTAGTGTCGTTGTATCGCATGTAAATACCAGCTACACCGCCGGTATCAGAGCATGCGCCGAGGACGTACTTTGGGTACGTCGTCATCGTGCTGTAGATGATGTTTGGGTCGTCAATCGACGCCGAAATCGTGCCATATGTCCTGAAGTTGAGGCATGGATTTTCCACGCTTTCGACATCTGGGTAATACGACGCCCTGAAGGCGACTTTTTTAGCTGAACTTCCAACACGAAAGCATGTTGATTGAACAGCACCGTTAGGAGTGATTTTAACCGCAGCCGGTGGTGCTCCTGTTCCATTCCAAACGGGGATGTTTACGCCGTTGATCGTGACAGTCATCGTCGCCGTTAGATACCAAGTATCCACCGTGTAGTGCCGGCACTCCGGGCACGGATCGCCGACGCACCCGCACTGCTGACACGAAGACCCGCCTCCCAGCAGCATCAGTTGCACTCCGCCCATTCAAGGTGCCAAGTCCCGTCGATGCTCTCGCATCCGACCCAGAATCCTCCGGTCGGCCCCGTCACCGTCTGTGCGCGGTTGATCGCCGTGAACGTCGCCGGCCCGCTCGGCCCGCTGACTGCCGCGGAGCCGTCGCCCTTCCACTGAGTCACCGTTGTCGTGCTGCCCTTCGACCACGTGCCCGTAACCTTGCCAAGCCGGATTGAAGCCCCCGCCGCCCCGAACCGCACGATCGCCCACTTGTTCGCCCCGGTGCCGCTTTCCTTCCAAAGGATCGTGGCTTCCCCGTTCGAGCTGCTGGTGAGCTGCGTTAGGTCGCCGTCCTTCGCCGTGGCGAACGTGTCGGACTCCGAGACGACGTTGATCTTCGCCTGCACCACCCCAGCCACCGCCACTCTGCCGATCTTCCCGGCCGCGATCGGCTCGACCGCCACGACGAACGCCGAGCCGCCAGTCGGCAAGCCGCCGCTCAGCACCGGCTGATCCTGAAACTGCTGCGTAGCGTTGCCGGTCGCACCGCTCGGCGTGAATACGACGCCGGCGACGGAGAGGACGCCCCAGCGGTTGACGGTGCCGGTCGTGTTGTTCTTCGCAAGGATCGGCGTGTATGGCGGCGGCCCGGCCGACGGACCATCTGCCACTCCGTCAGCGCCCTGGCCTAGCACCTTGTCAGCGGCGTCCTGCGCACGGTTCCACGCGCGGGCACTGATCTGCCCGCGGATCGGTCCCTTCTCGATGCGTCCTGGCCTGCCCTTTTCGCTCATGCGACGCCGATCTTGAGCTGGGAGAAGTCGCCATCCTGGTAGACGCGATTGACGTATACAGCGATCGGCTGCCTCGTGATCTGATTTTTCGCCGTGTCAGCGACGGTGGCGTACCGCACCCAGAGGTATTCGTGCCCGCCCTTGGCGATGTTGTTGATGTCGCCGACCTTGAGCGGCAGCAGCGTCTTACCGTCGCCGGCACTCGGTGAAGCCACGAACTTGAACGTGATCGCCCCCGGCCCGTTGCCGCGCTGCTCGTCCCATTCGTGCGACCCGCTGGCCCCGACGAACAGCACCTCGCCGGCCTTGAACCCGCGGAAGGCTGCGTTGTTGACCGTGCCGGTCAGTTCTCCGAGCTTCCGGATGTAGGCGTCGGTCAGGACCGACAGCGGCACGTCGTAGGACTCTTGGAACTGGAACGACGGGACGACGATGTCCACGCCGTTGACGCCGTTGTCATCGACGTTGATCGCCCCCTTCATGGTCGCGCCGTCGTCGAGCCCGGAAGGACCGTAGACCTTCTCGCCGGTGTCGGTCACCGCACCGAAGGAGTTCTTCACCTGCAAGGCGTTGGTGATGTGCTGCGTCCCGCCCGACGTGTCGAACGATCTCGCCCGCTTGAGTGGTGCCGTCTGCGTGGCATCGTCGGCACCGATCTTCTCGTAATTGATCGTGACTTTCCACGAATCGTCGCCCTGGTACTCGACGCCGTAGGACTCCGCCCGCAGCTTCACGGTCGGCTGGCCGGGGTACTGCCAATATGGGTAACTCGTCGAGATTGCCACGTTGGCAGCGGCGTGCAGAGTGTCTTCGTTCGTGGTGCCGAAGACGTTGAAGACGCGGGTGCGGGTGCTCGCGTCCTTCCGTCCGAGACGGAAGATCGTTGACGACCTTGAGCTGCTGTCTTCGATCCATGTCAGAGCCATCTACCACCTCATGCGACGATGCCACCGACGCGGTTCGCCTGGTCAATGCCGGCCTGAATCTTGAGCAGCGCGTCGAGCTGCTGCTTCTGCACGTTCCCGCCGCCCATCTGCCCGACGCCAAACGCCGAGAATGTGCCGGCCACGCTCGTGCTCATCTTCGGAGCCGACCCGCCCGAGATCGACGCCGGGGCGGATGTCTGGGCGACCTTCTGATCGAGAGCCGCCTTGGCCTGATCGACGGCCGCCATGCGGTCGGCGGCACGCTTCCGGTTGGCGTCCTCGCGGCCCATCATTCGCTTGTCGAGGTCGGACATCGCCGCGGACTGGCGATCGCTCGCCGCCTGCGACTCGGTGGCGTTGGTGCCGATCGCCTCATTCATACGAGCGGCGAGGCCGGGGCGATCCTTGCCACGCTGATCGGCCCTCGACTGGTTTTCCTTGTCGATGGCGTCCAGCTTGCTTTGCGTGTCGGTCGCGCCTTGCAGGAAGCCGGTGATCCGAATCCATGCCTTTTGGATGTTGCCGATCATCATGTCGAACGTCGCCATCACGCCGTTCGCCAGCTCGTCGAAGATGCCCATCACGACCGCGGAGACTTTGCGGACAGCGTTCCCGGCATCGGTGGACAGCAAGTCGAGCCCGCTCACGACGTACGTGCCGAGCACGTCGAAGGTGTTCTGAATCAGACTCACCCACGGATCGATCACCCCCATGATCGCCGCCTGCCCGCGGAGCCACGCGGCCCGCACGCCCGACCAGAGAATGTCGATCGCCCCGGCGATGTCCCCGGCCGCGATCGAGTTGTAAACGCCGGTGATCGTCGTTGACGTTGTCTCGCCGAGGTCGGCGAGCAGCGCCTTCGCGTCGTTGATCGGCCCGTCGAACGAGCCCCGCAGCGAGCCGGCCATCTTCGCCAGATCGACGCCGGCCACGTTGGCCGCGACCGCGATGCCGCCGAGGACGGCGGCAATCGCCAGCACCGGGCCGCTGGTGGCGATGGTAATGAGCGCCCCGGCGAGCGTGCCGATGATCTTTACGAGCGAAAGAATCGGACCGCCGATGTTCCCGGCGATGCCAGAGACGATCGAGAGCCCTTTGCCGAACGTGAACAGCAGAGTCCCGACGCCGACCAAAGCCCCGCCGACGGCAAGCACCTGGCGGACGAGTTCTTCGTTCTCGCGGACGAACCGGGCCGCCGCCTCCGCCATGCCGGCGATTGCGTTTGACGCCCCGACAACGGCTGGGGCGACGGCACTGCCGACGGCCTCACCGAGCGAGACGAGCGAGGCTTGAGCCCGGAGGACTTCGGCGTTCTGGCTGGCGAACGCCATGCCGGCCGCCATGATCGGTCCGGAAATCGCCGAACCGGCCACAGCCATCGTCTTGCCGACGCTGGCCATCCCGCTGCCGAGGTTGCCGATCTGCGTGTTGACGATCCGCAGCGCGTTCAGCAGCTTCGACGGATTCGCGCCGATCTCGACGTAGACCTGACCGCCGCGGACTGCTGATGCACTCATTCGTCATCCTCCGGCGGGGCCGAACAGTTCTTCGAGGTCGGCTTGCGTTGCTTCTCTCTTCGGTGTCGGCTTCGACTTCGTGAACGGGTTGAACTTCGCGGCCTCGAACGCCGGTTTACCTTGGCCCCGATTCGCGTTGTAGAACTGTGAGAGCTGCTGTGCCGTGTGCCACCAGTCGGACTCAAGCCGAGCATCGCGGGCCGCCATCAACTCTCTGAGGGTGCGGTGGTCGGGATCGAGTCCGGTGATGCCTGCACACTCCCAGACGACGGCCCAGGAGTCCGCAGCGCCGCCTCCGCCTGCTTGGTCACCTCGTCGGCAAGCTCCGTCATCCGAGCCGACAGCGAGGTCACCACGCCGCGGAGGCGCGGGGGGAAAAAAGCGACTAGCTCCTCTTCGACTGCCAGCCCTCCTTGCTCGAGCGACTCGCCGCGGAGAGCGTCGAGGAACTCTTCCTTGGTGAGCCCCTTTTGGATGATCTGCGGCAGCAGCAGAGCCGCCAGCGTCTCGCCGAGAGCGGAGAAGTTCGACCGCAAGACCTGAAACGTCCTGGCGATCTCGCCGGCGTCGATCAAGTCAAACGGCACAGCATCGGTCGGGGCCGGCTCGTCGGCGGTCTTCGGCGGGAGTACCACCCGCACCAAGTCCTTCACCCGAGCGGCCGAAGACACCGTCAATGCGACGTGCCACGGGCGGCCCTGGTCGTCCCGAAACTCTTTCATGTGCGGAGTCCTGTTTGGGTCTTCGTCATCTGAATCGACCAGACGCGGACATCGTCCAGCGGCATGGAATCGCTGACGCTGGTGACGACCGCCGTAAACGAGTAGCCGGTGGTGACGACGGCGATCTCAGTGCCGGCAATGGCTGCCGCGGTAGCGGTCGTCGCCGCGGCGTCGTCGATTGTGTCGAGCGTGATCGACACTGCGTATCCGGTCTGGTACGAGATCGTCGCCCGGCTGCCGAACGGCGTGATCTCGCGGGTAGTACCGGCCACGCTGACCTGCACGTCGCGGACGCCGGGAACGGCCACGCCGTCCCACGTCACAACAGCGTTTCGGCCGAGATAGATTGCCATCGACGCCTCCGTTCAGGAGGTCTTCTTGGCGGTCAGCGTGAACGTCACCGGACCGTCGAGCGGCCTGTTTTCAGACACGTTGGTGACGATGTAGCCGCTGCCAGCCGACGCCAGCGATGTCATCACCGCCGTCGCGTCAAGGCACTCGATTTCCGCCGTGCGGGTAATGAATCCGCCGGTCGCGGCCTTGTAGGAAATGCCGCTCGCGTTGACGAGCCCGCGGTGCGACACGTCGATCGCGGTCGCCTCTTGGTTCCACGTCACGTTGAGAACGCCCGTCGCGCCGTTGCCGCCCGTTGGCGTTCCGCCGTCCCGACCGAGAGTCACTGCCATGTCGATCGCTCCTTATTGGACGCCGCGGGTGCAGGAGACGGAAAACGTGGTCTTGTCGTCGAGCGGCTCGGACTGGCTGACACTCGTGACCAGGAACTTCACGGAAGAGAGGTTGTGCCCGTTGGCCCCGGAGGCGCTCACGACAACGACGCTGCCGACAGTCACGCCCGGCGCGTCGACGCAGGTCAGGTCAAGCGTCTGCTCAGCCCAGCCGCGGAGAATCGTCCGCTCGGTGTCGCCCGCCTTCGTCTTGTCGATCTCCGTGAAGGTGGTCGTGATCGACCCGTCGCTGACGTTGCTGATCCCCGTGTAGGTGACGTTCTTCCCGAGAACGATCGTTTCGCCGGCCATAAGAGCCTCCGCTGGGGGTGTTGCTCTATCGTCGGCGGCGGGGCGGCAAGCCCGGAGGGGGTGTGGCTGGTCAGGGGCCGGAGATCGAATCGCGGAAGGCTTCTGGGATCTTGGCCATGCCGTTCTTCAGACCGGTTTCCATGTACCGGCGCGCCTTCACCCGGCGCGACCCGAGCTTGATCGACTGCTTGCCGACCGGTCGGTTGGACGTGATGCCGAACACGGCCCCGCCAGAGAACTTGCGCGGCACCTTGGCCGGAGCGGCGGTCTTCACGAACCACAGATTGATCGTGCCGCCCACCTCGTGGAGCTTATTCAGCTTTGGCAGCTTTGCCGGCCCGACCACGACGCTGTCCGTGGACGAGTCGTAGTCGTATTGGATGTCAGACCGCAGGAAGCCTTTCGGGAACTGCGCCGTCTTCCAGCTCGTCACCCTGTCTGACTTGGGGATCTGCGTCCGTCGTGCGACAAGCCGCTGACCGTTGACGGTGCCGATGTCCACCAGTTTTTCCATCGTCGGCCGGCGGTTGGACATCGACCGTTGAACGCCGCGGCGAACTTCGGCCCCGGCGATCTTCAGAGCCTTCTGCCGACCGGCGGACATGCGATCGAGGACGTGGCCCCACTTGAACTTCGTCCGCCCCGTCACTTTTCCGGTGCCAAGCCCGTCGAGCTTGATGCGGACGATCTCGCCCATATCAGTGACTCCTCGGCACGCGGAACGTCACGACGATCCCCGCCCGCCACACGTTCCGCTCTTGCAGCGCCTCGCCGGGATTCTTCTCGACGACGATCGTCTGCGGCGACGTGACGCCTGTCGGCCACGTGATCCCCGGCCAGGAGTGATCCTCGAGCTTGCCGAGCAGCTCCTCGAGCAGATCGAGCATCACGTCGCAGTCGGCCTCTTCCGGCGTGTGCCGGGCAAGGTAGATCTCGACCGCATAGTCCCGCATGTGCGAAGACCGGGCGATCCGGTCGGACTCGATTGACCCGTCAGTGATGCAGATCACGGGATCGGCAAGATCCTCGATGTCGTACTGCGGAAAGTTCTTCGTCTCGACGAGAACCGCCGCGGCCGTTGCCGTCCACGTCACCGCGTCGAGAGAGGCGACGAGCGCCGTCATGATGTCGTTCTGGACGCTCATAGACTCGCCTCCATTGCCGCTGCGTTGCCGACGATCCGCTCGTCCCAATGCAATTGTGCCGCCGCGGCCCTGGCATGCGTCAGGGCGTCCGCCGTGCGGCCGAGGTGCCATAAAGCAATCGACGCCAGTTCTGCCGCCCTGGCCTTCGCCAGCGGGTCGGTGGCGTGAGTACTCACCGGCGAGGCAATCGCCCGCTCGGCAAACTCAAGCGACTTCGGCCAGTCCTCGCCGTGGTGAGCGGCCAGCGCCAGCCGTTCCCAGCCGTCGGGCTCTCCCGGTGATTCCTTCGCAGCCCGCTCGAGGTACGCCCCGTCGCCGGTGATCGACGCCAGCCGGCGAAGCGCGTAAGCACGCTCCGTCGGCGATCCGCCAGGCATTTTCAGGTAGCCGGCGAACTCACCCGCCGCGGTCGGGATGCCCGCGTAGTCCAGTTCGCGGGCGTAGTACCACCGAGCCCGTGCGTCGGTTGGCGACTCGTTGACCGCGACCTTCAGCAGATCGAGGTCGGTCTTGTGGGCCTTGCCCTTGTCGCGGTGGTGCTCCACGACCAGGCCGTCGCACTTCCGCTGCACCTTCTCCCCGGCCCAGCAGACGAGCCCTTCGTGCGTTGCCTGCCGCCATAAGAAGCCCGACCGGGAGTGGACCCGATCGCAGTGGAACCGCAGCAGCGGACGGCCGGCGTCGTCCAGGCTCCACCAGTAGTCGTAGACGAGGTTATTCGCTGTGCCGTCCCACGCCGCCTCGATCGCCGATCGCCAGCCGGGCTGGGGCCGCTCGTCGAGATCGACCCGGAAGGCGACATCGAGATCCGGCGGCAGATTGCAGAGCGCCTGCGTCCAGGCGACATCCCACCGCCACGGGACGACGTACGACCTAGCCACGGTCACGCCGGCCGACTGGAGCAGCTCGACGGTGCCGTCGGTCGAGCCAGTATCGGTGACCACGCGGACATCGGCATCGGCAGTCGCCGCGGCCCACGCTGCCGCGTGCTTGGCTTCGTTCTTGGCGAGAGCGTAAACGCCGATCCTCATAGCGTGTATTCCTTCGGGTTGCCCACCGTGTACCACGCCAGCGGCTCTTCCACCCGCATGATCCCGGTGAGCCGGCCAGCCCGCTGCCAGTAGTCCCAGTCCTCACCGAAGCCGACCGCTTGCTGATCGCCCAACCGCTCGACGATCTTCGTGTGGATCATCGCCGTCGAGTTGATGACCGGATTCATGGCCCGGCAGATCGCGGTCACGTCGCGGGTGGTGTCGGTGATCTGCACGCCCTGCGTTTCGTGGTGATAGCCGCTCACCACACCTTCCGGGTTGCGGTTGAAGGCGTTGGAACAGAGAACGCCGTACCGGCCGTTTGATCCGACGGCCGCGAACTGGACCGCCGCCTTGGTCTTCAGCCATTCGTCGTCGTCGTCGAGGAACGCTACCCAGCCGCTGAATCCGATCTTGAGCACGTGCCGGATGGCTTCGTTTCGCACGGTTCCGACCGCGAAGCCCGCCCCGGTTTCGTCCCGGCTTGAGACGGTTCGCCGGAGGACCGTCAACCGCGGACTGCCGACGATCTCCTCAAGCCACTGATACCGCGGGTCGTCCGAGCCGTCGTCCACCACAAAGACTTCCGCCGGCGGGACGGTCTGCGTCAGCGCCGACCGGATCGCTCGCAGGCAGAGCCGGTAGCGGTTCCTTGTGGGGATGATGACGACGTAGTCGTTCACGGCCCAGCCTCCAAGATCGTCTCGTTGTGGTCACAGATCCACGGCCGGACGACGTTGCTGCACCTCGCCCAGGCGGTCGCCCACGTGTTGACTTCCCACGTCACGTGCCCGGCCGCCCGGATCGCCGTCGCCCGATCGACGACAGCGTCGTGCCACGCAAAAGCCATCGACCGCGGCACCGTGAACACGCCGCCGGCACACCACCACTCGACCGACCGCCAGTCGGGAATCCGCCGGGGTGGCCCCCAGATCGATGCCATCCCGACCCGGTCCCGCGGGGCCGACGCGGCGGCCCGCTCAAGGAACGCCGGCACCATGCCGGCCGTAATCCCCGGCACGTGCAACAGGCCGTAGTCCATCCACACGAGCACGTCGGCGTCGGTGATCGTCGCGGCGTCCGCCACCCAGGCGGTTTTCTGATGCTGCACGGCAAGGAACTCCCGCGAGTCCTTGCCCGGATTCCCGAGCGGCAGTTCTGCCCCGGCGGATAGATGGTAGTGCCAGCAGTCCTCGACCGTGCCGCCGAAGACGTTGACGAGGTGCCCGCCGGCCTCGGCAGCGCCGACGAGCTGCCGGCCGAGCCGCTCGTATTCGTCGTGCGAGCGGTTTGGTAGATCCAAACGGATATACCCGGTCACGAGACAGGCGCGAGCAGCTCGCATACGTCCTCCTCTGCGATTGAGGTCGTCCAGGCTTCCGCGTCGTTGACGCCGAACGCCACGACAATCTGCCCGTCGAGCCCCGCCAGCCCGGCGGCGAACTCGATCGACTTGGTGGCCTTGAACGAGAACAGCGGCGACCACCGACGGAGCGTGAACGAAGCGTCAAACCAGACGAACCGATGCTCGTACGCTCGCCGGCCGTCCTCGATGTGCGCCACCTCGTGAACGATTCCCAGCCACCCACCGCGGACCGGCACAAGCTGCCCGCCGCCCCGGAAGCCCTTGGCGAGGTGCGGAGACGGGCCGCGGGCCTGCACCTCGTAGACGCCCGGCATGTCGGCATCGGCTGCGACGGTGACCGTCTGGCCTGCGTGGTTGGCGGCGTACAGCCAGCCGTCCTGACCGTGCAGCGGCATCCAATTCTTTTCATGCGGCTCGAGCCCTTCCCACTCGAGCACCCGGAGCCCGTGCAGCCGGGCCTCGCTCACGTCGAGGTCGGCAACCCCGATCCGGCATTGCCCCGTCCACGGTGCCGCGTCGCGGACCGTCGCGGAGACGCTGACGCCGCGGGGCGTCCGGCGAAGCCGGCAGTCTTCCAGCCCGTGAACCGGGTAGCCGTTCGGCTCGTAGGCCGGCGGCACGATGACCCGCCGGTCGTAGGCGTTCCCGTCCTTGTCGATGCGGCAGAGGATGTTCTCGGTGCGGATCGACCCGCCGTCCTCAGGAGGGATCACGTACCGCCCGGCCGCGTCGATCCGGTAGTTGCTTGACCGGACGATCGCCAGGAGGCCGGTTCCGTCTGCGATGACGGTCGGGTTGAACGTCGTCCAGCCGGCGTGGGCCGGCTCGACTTCGATCCGCCGGGGCGTGTGGAACGCCAGGTCGGCCAGGAGCGGCGTGTACCACGTGCGGTTCGCCCGAGCCTGCCGCTCGAGGTCGTCCGGCAGCGGCATGTTCAAGAGCCGGTCGCTGGCTCGTCGTCCGGTGTCTATCTCGCCGCAATAGAAGGCGTGAATCGCCAGGGCGTGTAGGTGTTCGTGCATATCGTCCTCCTCGGCTCGCAATCGTGCCGGGAGGGGCGGGGGGAGCGGAGGGGGTGCGTCAGCGCCACGTGCCGCCGACGTTGACCGACGGAATCCCGAGACGCCAGCCGGAACCGGTGTTGACGTAGGCGTCGCCGTCTCGCCAAGTCCCGCCCACGTTCACGCTCAACTTCCTCGGCAACCCGCCGCCGCGATCCGGCAACGGCTGGAGCCCGATCCCGCGACGGCTGGCGAGGAGGCGGATTTCGGAAAGGGTCAACACGCGATTGTAGACGCGAACGTCTGCGATCTGCCCTGGGAAATAGGCAGTGAAGTTGTTCATGCCGATGTGAGACGCACCACCGGCCACCCAGTTCATGCCGCTATTAGTTGTTCCATTGGTTCGCGTGACCGTGAATGGGCCAGCACCATTGAAATAGCACAACGAGTCTTCGTATTTAGTTCCAGGGTATGTGTAAAGAACGTGTTGCCACGCATTTGCCGTGATGGAGTTTCCTGACGTTGGCGCGAACACAGTTGCGCCGTCACCGAAAAAACTCCAACTCCCTGACACCATTCTGATGCCAGCGGACACGCCACCTAGCCGACAAATGCCTCCCGCAACAGTGCTGGTCGGTCTGGCCCACGCCGACACGGTGATCGGAACATTTCCAGACAGTCCGGTTTTCTCGGTGATGGCAACGTAATTGCCGACCGCATCAAAGTTTGCCGCGCCGAACTGAGTCGTTGGGTTTGTCCCTGACCACGCTCCTCGGCTCCGTTGGGCTTCATCGATCATGACGGTCGATGCCGAATCGCCCTTCCAGGCGAACACAAGCCCCTGCCGCAGCGATGGGTATTCGTAGCGTGGCATCAGTTCACGTTGCGCTTGATCGGCTGAACCTGCACGTAGTGATTTCCGGCAGTCGCGTTCAGAGCAACGCCAGTGTTGTGAACTTGCCAGACAAGGAACTTTGGCGGAAGCTCCCCGCCAAACAGTGCTTTCGCAGACCATACGCGCGTGTTGTACGCTTGGTTGCTTGTCGCAGACGTTGCGACGGTCTGCATATAGACAGTGATCGCTGCCTTGATATCAGCGCTTGTCAACGTCTTCTGAGCCGTGCCAGCCGAAGTGATCGTGTCGGGCCAGAGCGATCCGTCTGCCGATCCGATCAGCCACCATTCGATTGACCGAGAAGCCGTTGGGCTGGTTCCGGTTGTTGCTCTGGCTTGAAGGATGAAATCGTCGTAGTTGGTGGACGTGTTATCGATGACGTTCGACTGCCACCCTGCAAGGAGGTTGGTGTCGCTCGTCATGCCTGCGGTCGTTAGCGTGAGCCCGTAGGCCGCTACGTCGTATGTGGGGTAGATCAGCGCCATTACGAAATCCTCCGAGCGTTGATAACCATGCCGATGCCGATCTCTCCGAGCCCCACCGATTCCGTCCACGGGATCGAGGCGTCGGCCAGAGCGGATAGCGCATCGGCCTGGGCCTGCGAACAGATTCCAGCCTGAACGAGCGCGGCCCGCATGTTGACCACCGCGGCCCGGTCCATGTCGACGCTCTGGATCGTGCCCGACTGATCGTCGATCCACGCGAGGACGGTGATCGCCAGAGCGCGAACGGCCGGCGTGGTCGATTCTCGAGCCTCGATCAACGCGGGCCAGTAGCCGCCTTCGATTGCGGTCTGACGGACTTGCCACGTCGGCACCGGCCGACGGACGGACACGCGGAGCCCGTTGACCGCATCGGCCAGGAGCTGGTTGTCCATGCCGCGGTACTGTGGTTCTGCAATCTTGGAGGCAAGAGCGGACAAGTTCATCGCGGCCTCACGAATGACGTAGGTAAAGGTCGCCCGCATTCCCGCCCGTCGGGTAGGCCGTGCCGTACGAAAAGACGATGCCCGTGGGGCCGGTCGCGCCGGTGGCCCCCGCCGCGCCGTTGCTGCCGTTCGTGCCGTTCGTGCCAGCCGCCCCCGCCGCTCCGGTCGGGCCGGTAACCGTGGACGCCGCACCGTTGCTGCCGGCCGCCCCCGGACTGCCCGTGGGGCCGGTTGCCCCAGCCGCCCCGGCGCTGCCGTTGCTGCCCGCCGCCCCAGGCGCGCCCGTCGGCCCCGTGGCCCCGGCACTGCCGTTGCTTCCTGCCGCCCCGTTGCTGCCCGCCACGCCCGTCGGCCCGGTAATCGTAGACGCGGCTCCGGGGCTGCCCGTGGGACCGGTAGCACCAACGCTGCCGCTACCGCCCGTAGCGAGGGCGAGGATCTGCGAGAGCCTGACAGCCCGCGTGCCGACCGTCCCCGTCGGGCCTGAAGGCCGCGAGAGAATCAGATAGTCGGTGCCGGTAACGCCGGTCGCCGCTGGCAGTTGATCGACGCGCTTGAAAAGCGGCATGATGTCAGCCTTGAGCGGTGAGCGGCACGACGATCTCTTCGCCCTGGTCGGTGATGATGTAGGTCTGATCCTTGTCCGTCCGCTTGGTGTGGACGCGGACGAGCTGCTGGAAGGCATCGCCGTAGTGAAACAGCGGCACGCCTCGAGGTGCGGTCACTTCGTAGAACACCGACACTCCGCCTATGTCCTCGACGATCAGGTCACCACGCAGCGGCTCGCCGTACGGCAAATCGGCCGTCTTGACGATGTAGTCGCGGCTTTCCCATTGCTCTGTGACACCGTTCTGACCGCTCGATTCAAACATGCTCTTCCCGATCGTGGCGACGAACTGCGACGAGTTCACGCCCCGCTTGTATGCCACGGTGAGCGACGCCGACGCCGCGAACTGGTCGGCGAGCCACGCGGCACCGGCGGAGAGCATGTCGGCCATCGGTCACCTCGCAAGCACAAGACCGCCGGCGGTGCTCGAGGAGGAGCGACCGCCGGCGGCTTGCGGGATAAACGTCAGGCGGGGCCGGTGGAGTTCAGGTCGTAGAGCATGCCGTGGTTGATCGACACATCGACCGTCGTGTCACCGGCGGCCGCATCGACAGCCACGAGCCCGGCGATGCCGGTCGTCGTCGCGGAGCCCGTGACCTTGAGGTTGGAGTGCAGATACCCCACAGAGCCGGCGGTGAGAGCGCCGCCGGTCACCTTGTCGAACGTGAAGATGCCGCGGACGTTGATCGAGCCCTTGGCGTTGGCGGCGATCGGCCGCGAGACGACACCGACCACCTTCCCGAGGATCACCACGTCGCCAACCGCCTTCGCGGTGGACGGCGTATAGTCCCAACTGTCACCGATGTTTTGCTTGAGCGTTGCCATCGAAAAGCCTCATTGGTCTTGAGTGTTTGGTGAGCGTCACCCCGGCGGGCCAGGACACCCCTGGCCCGCCGGGCACGGATTACGCTGGAAGGGCTCAGGATGTCGCCATGCGGTAGCACGACCGCGGCTCGGCCTTCGAAACGCCGAAGTCGAAGTACCCGCGGACCTCGATGCCGAGGGTGTCGAACGAGGCTTCCGCCTGCTCGACGATCGGCGACCGCTGCCCGTTGAGGAAGCCGACTTCCATGACCGGCAGATCGTTCGGATCGGCACACAGCCACCACGTCGTAGACGAGGTGAGGTACGCCGAATCGACGATCACGAACTTCCCGGCGAGCACGTTGGCCTGGGGCTCGACGACGCGGCTCGAGGTCGAGCCGAGCGAGGAGGCCAGGAGCGTGTTGCCGGTTTGGATCTTGTCGGCCGTGATCCGGAGCTGGACGGGGACGAGCAGGATCCTCGGCGTGATGCCGAGCGGGTTGCCGTCCGGATCGTTGAGCGACCGGTACGCCGCGTAAGCAGTCTCGACCGACCCGATCGCCATCGCATTGCCCGCACCAGCGGTCGCCCCCTGGTAGTAGCTAGCGTTGGCAGTCGCACCCACCTGGAACTCGGTCCAGAACACCGAGTTGAACTTCAACGCCGCACCGCGGCCAAGCCGGCGGGGAACCGCCGTCAGAGCCCCGAGGTCGTCGTTGATGATGTCGGCTCTTGAGATCGACGAGATGCGGCCGTATGTCTTGGCCTGGAGCGTGCGGGTCGCATCGCCGGCATCCGCCGACTTCAGACGCCCGTCGCCCGCCACTTCGTCGAACACGAATCCGCCGTCGAGCCGAACGCCGGTGATGGCCTTCAGATCGTTGAGCGGCCGAACGAGCGAGATCTGATCCCAGACCGACTCGACGGCCTCGAAGCCGTTGAGGAGGTACTTGTTGTACGTCGCGGCGAGGATGTTGGAGATGTTGTGGGTGGCGAAAGCCGCCCGCAGAATCACCCCAATGTTCCCCGCCGTGACCTTGTGGACACCGTCATACCCGCCCTTGCGAGCGGCGCTGACGAGGACTTCCTGAAGGCCGATCGTGCGACTCCGCTTGTTGGCGGCCTCGACCATCGGCGAATCACCGTACTTGGCTTCGATCTGCTTGCCGAGCCCGCCGACGACCTGCATGGCGGCGATCGTGACCTGATCGTCGTCGAGGGCCGGCTTGCTGGCGTGGATCGCCGGCCCGCCGCGCACGTCGCGGAGATCCTTGAGGAGTTGGGCCTTCACATCGCGGGTGACATCGGCCACGATCTCGGCGCGAATCGAAGCGAGATCGACCTTCGGCGCGGCCGAAGCCATGTCAGAAGGTCCGGTTGGCATTGCGTCGGTCTGCTGAACATCGGGGCCGGTCGGCATCACGTCGACGGCGGCCTGCGTCTCTGCGGACATAGGAGACTCCCCCGCCGTGTTGGCGGTAATGGTGACGGCCGTCGCTGCATCGGCCCCCAAAGTGACGAACGAGCACTCCCGCAGCGTGGAGCGCTTTACGATTCGGACCGGACCTTGGAAGGTCTGCCCGTTGACTTGTGCGGTGTCGCCAGACGCTACGAGGTAGTCCTCGTCAACGTCAGCGCCGACGCTCGCCTGCCACTGGTAGCCGCGGTCGCCGAGCTGCACGACCTGCATGGCCGCGTCGCAGACGGAGAGGATCGCGCCGTCGATGACGAGCTGGTTGCCGACGGTGCCGGTACCCTGGCCGAGGACCGCCTCGAGCGAGTAGTCGTGGCCGAAGACGATCGGGATCACCGACGGCACGGTCATGCCGGCGAGGTCGATGACGACTGGCTCGCGGCTCCAAGCCTGGCGGATCAGGCCGCCCGTGTAGCCGACCATCGAAAACCGCGGAATCCGCGGCGTCGAAAGCCCTTCGCCCTCGCCGCCGTGATCGTCGGCGCGTAGAAACTGCACTGCCGATTGGATCGAGAGATTCGTCATGCGTTGGCCCCCTCGGTAATGCGGTTGGCGAACGTCTGACCGGCGTCTCCGCCCCATAGCGCCCAGGCAATGCGGCCGGCGGACGGATAGCCGTCCTCGCCCTGGCTCCAGCCTTGTCCCTGCTTATCCACCTCGTGCCGGGCGAAGTAACTCGCCATCCGCTGAACGGTGTCGAGCGAGAGCGGCCGACCGTTGGCGATGTCGCGGGCACGGGCCACGCCGATCTCGGTGCCGCCGCGGCCGAACTCACGACGCCACGCGAGGCCACGTTCCGCCTCGGCTCGCATCTCGGCGGTCGGCTGGTACGACTCGGCGGCCGTGACGGTCGGCACGGCAGTAGCGTTGACGGCGTCCGACTGCGGCACAACGATCTGCGACGGCCGATTGCCGATCGTCAGACCAAGCTCTGCCATCAACTGCCGCTCGGCAGCGATCTGCCGCAATTCCTCGTCCCATTGCTTCCCCTGTCGCGCGTACTCGGCAGAGAGCGAGGTGGTGAGCGTGGAAAGCTTCGTCTCGGTGGCGTTCGATTCCTTGACCGGATCGATGCCGTCGTTTCCGTTCCAGATCCACTGCCAGTTCCACTCGCTCACCGGCGGCATATCGTCGGGGATCATGCCGGGGACGAGCAGAGCCTCGTCGAGCCACGCGGAGAAGATCCGGTCGAGCCAGGATCGCTCGAGCTCGTCGCGGTCAACTCGGACGTTTTGGTCGTGCAGCGAGCCGTCGAGGCGGGCCGACGAGAAGTTGTAGGACGAGGCGTCGAAAGCCGCCTTGTGGTACGGCAAATTGACGCCCCGCGCGATCTCGCCGAGAATCGTCCGCGTGAAGGCTTGGTGCGTGTTGGTGGGCTGTTCGGCCTTGAGTTGGGAGATATCCCACCCCTCGGGCAACGTTGTCAGCGTGCCCTTCTCGATCTCGATCGCGGCGAACGGATCGACCTCGTCTACCTGGGCGGCCGGCGAGTTGCTGTGGACGAACGCGGCGAGATCGGCGGCGATCTCGGCGGCCCGGATCACGGCCTCCGTGTAGCGCCGCATGTTCGCCGTCAGCCGGAGGCACGGTGCCAACTCGGAGATGCCGCGGTGCTGGCCGGGCCGCGTCGAGCGGAACCAGTGCAGCATGTCCTGAGCGGCAATGCGGTCGTACTCGTTGACGCCGAGAAGGTAGTTGCTGCCGGGGTGTGTCTTGAGCACGTGGAACGCGGTCACGTTGCCGTGAACGTCAAGCTCGATTCCGTCCACGAGCGACCCGTCGGGCGACACGGTCTGCTGCCACTGGTAGGCCGGAGAGGCGACTTGATCGGCCTCGATCAGCCGCAGATCGAGCTGCACCCCGCGCGAGTCGAGGCGTGGATTGGTGAACAACAGCGCGAACGCTTCGCCGTCCAAAAACTTCGCCTCGGTGGCAACGCGGAGCTTGTCGGCCAGACGGACGTGCCAAGACCAGTCGTACCAAGCCCGGCCGATCGCACGATCCGCCACCGGATTGCCAGTCAAGAGCAAAACCCGCGGCCCGATGCCGATGAGGTCGTTGCTCTTCGTGGTGCAGATGCCGTGGACGTAGGCGTTGTTGGCCCGCTCGTACCGGGCACGATTACGGATGATCCGCCGCACCTCTGGCACGAGAGCGGCGTTGGCCGACAGCGAGTCGGCGTTCGCCCAGTGCCGAGCGTCGTCGCTCGTCTGAGCGGCGTCGTACCGGGCGCGGACAGTCTGCTTGACAACCGTCACCTGCCGGGGCGCACGGGGAGCCGGTGCCTTGCGGCTCGCTCGCGCCTTCGGTGCGGTGCGCTTCGCCATTCAGGTGGTCCCCGGCGGGATCAGCTTGTTGAAACGCAGCCCGCGATTGCTGGCGGCCGTGGCGTTCCGAGCGGCGAGGTACTTGTCCGCCTCGATCATGTCGGGGATCGACTGCGCGACGACCTCGCCCGCGTCGGTGCGGACGGACGCCGGCCCCTGCGCCACCGTGTCGATCTTGCTTGCAAGTTCGTCGCTCATGCCTCCAAAGTCGCGGAGACGGCAACGGATCGAGAGGGGGTGTGGCTACGCCTTGTGGCGCTTGGTCACGATCACCCGCTTGCCGTCAGGGCCGGTGGGGATGCTGACCTTCTTCCGCTTTCGAGTGCCCGTCTCACTCGACGCCACCTCGAGGCCAGAAATCGACGCTGCGACGGCGCATCCGACGAGGCAGTCCCACCAATGGTTTTCCTGCCCAGGCGGGAGCTTCCATTCGTCAACGATCCGGCCGCGTGCTTCCTTCCGCTGCGGAAACTCCGAGACGAGGTGCTCGATAAGCATCTCGTGTGAGCCGGCGTGGAACATGATCGCTTCCGGGTCGCCCTGGCCGAGCCGGAGCCGGGCCGAGACGAACGTCTTCCACCAGTTCGTGTCGTACTGCGACTCGATCTGGACGCCGCTCGCGGTCTTGCCGACCACCCAATTCAAGCCGGCACGGTCGCCACGATTGCGCCTCACTCCCATCGGGGCACTCGTCGCCCCGACACCGCGGCCGCGGCTGGGGAGGATCGTCGAGGAGAACAGCGACGACCGGCAAAACTTGCGGACGGTGTCAGTCGATGTGCCCCAGTTTGAGTCAATCATCGTCTGGGCGATCCGCATCGGCACCCCGTCTTCCCGCAACCACTCGCGCGAGAGGAGCATCTTTGTTGCTTCCTCAAGGCCGGCATACAGAGCGGCCTCGAATGACGCTCCAGGCTTGGCGAGAGCCAGCGTCTTTTTTGCCGACTGCGCCTCGTAGTACGACACGCCCTGGTCGGGGTATGAGCCGTAGGCGATCAACTGACCGCCGAAAGATTCAGACCACGAGCAGACCATCCAGTAGAGGAGATTCTTCTGCACGTCGATGAACGCCGTCAGCTTCGTGTGTCCGTGCGGAACGACGGCGCGGCCGACAACAGTCGATCGGTCGGCAAGCTGCCGACGGTCGAGCTTGTCCGTCGTCATGTCGTCTGTCAGCGGCTCGTTCTGGTACTCGGCATTGAATGCCGATTCGCCCCGGTCAATCCGCAGATTCCAGGCGTGTTGGATCGCGGATAGATCGCCCGGAGCCTTGCGTTCAGGCCATGCAACTCGGCTGCCTGCGTCCATTGCCGCCCGGTGGTCTCTGTAGAAAGCGTCCGCCTCCGCAGTGCCGACGCCGCTTCGCTGCCCCTCTCGCCGCAGTTCTGCGTATTGGCTCCAGAGATCCTCGTTGTCGGGCCACTCGTAGACCAACTTCGTGCGTTCGCCCTGCCACTTTGGATTTCTCTGGCGATCGAGAAGTCGATCGGCGAGATCGTCGGCACGGATTACCGTCACGGTGCAGAGCCCGGCCATGTCCACACCGGGGCCACAGAGGCCGAGGACGGCACCGTCAAGGGTGCGTTCACGTTTCGATACCTGCGACGGGCTGTCCGCCGATTCGTCTGTCTGCGGATCGTCCACGAGCACCAGGTCGGGGCGGATGGTCTTGCCGTCTGGCCGGGTGTGCGTGAGGCCACGAATCCGTCCGGTGATGCCGGCGACACGAACGGCCGCCCCGGAAGACGGTGAGCCAGGAAGCGCCGCGAACGTGATCTGATCCGCGGTCCATTCAATCTTGGTCGGCACCCCTTCGCTCGTCTGACCACGGGCACGGGCGTTAATTCCCTCGAGAGCGCGAACCGGGTAGACCGTGTGCGGGAAGTCGTCGGCCAGGAGGTTGTTCTGCTCGAGGTGACTTTTGATGCTGTCGAGCATCTGCTCGGCGATTGACTGGTCTGATCCGACAAGGACGATGAACTGCCGATGCCCGAAGACAATTGCCCAGAGGCAGGCCGCGGTACAGAGCGTCGTCTTGCCGGAGCCGCGCGGCATGGCGAAGGCGAACAGCTCGCCGCGGAGGACCGCCGCCTCGATCTTGGAGATGGCGCGGAGATGGTCTGGCGACCACGCCAACGGAAACGATTCGGGAAGGTACGTCTCGCAGAACATCCGGAAGTCGAGCCGGCATGAATCGCGGCGGGCCGGATCGACGATCGCCGGCGGCGGGCCGATGTCGCGGCCGGCGGCTGAGACTCGGCGAGAGCGTTCGCCGGTGCGGGACTTGATGTCGTCGTACCGCTCGGCGTCGCGCTTCGCCTGGGCGTCGTCGGTGCGGCGTTTCTGATCGGATCGGACCGCCATTTAGTGATTGAATCCGTTCGTGGCTAAAAAACACACAAAATCTTGGC